AGACATAGGATCATTAGGATCTGAATCTTTCATAGATGTAGTATAGATATCTTGTATCTTAGTTAGCTTCTGTAGTACAGGATTAGTTACTTCAAAGAAGTTATTGCCTGAAGCTACGTTACCGATACCACGACCAAGCAGTCCACCAATAGTAGCACCTAGTTGATTCTGTGCTGGCATTGCAGCAATACGAGCTTGTTCTTGTTGAATAAGCTGCTGACGATATTGCTCAGGATCAGCACCTAATGTCTGAGTCTGATTACCTAAAAGGTAGTTTACATTCTGTCCCATAATATATCCTTAGAAGTCTTGAGCAGCTAACATACGAGTTTGTTGTGAGCCAATATTAGTACCATAGTTAAAGGCTGTCATTGGATTGCCAAACATATTACCAAAACTAGATGAGAATCCAGAAGGATTAAAACCACTAGCAGCACTCATAGCACCTACTCCTCCCATACCACCACCAGCAGCACCTGCAGCAGAACCAATCAATGAAGACAAGAACTGGTTGTTCATCTGCTGAGCTTGTAGAGTACCTTGATACTGTGTATTAGCAGCGTTCTGATATGCTTGGTTGTATTGACCTGCACCTGCAGTTTGACCTGGTTGTTGAGCAGTACCTAATTGTACACCCATGTTGTAAGGCATCTGTGATAGATTTTCTACAGTGCCAGATAAACTTAGTTGGTTTTGCAATGGAGCATACGCACCAGCTTGACCGCCAACTTGTGTATTAAGAAGACCAGCACCAGTGCCAAACAATGAAGCACCAAACTGAGAACGCTGTTGACCTGCTTGTTGAGCATTAGCAGCTAAACCTAAGTTTTGATTAGCAATAGAATTATAGTAAGCAGCTAGTTCAGGGTTACTCTGCTGCATGTTACCTGCAGTAGTTCCACCTGTAGCTAAACCAGCACGACCAGTTTGATATTGTTGATTACGTAGCTGAGCTAGTTGTTGTTCACGTTGAGGAGCAAGCAAGTTCTGCTGCGATGTCATGTAATCTTGAGCAGCTTGATCAGGAGACTGAGCTAAGTATTGTTGACCTAGATTAAATAACTGTTGAGAAGCACCTGTCAGCGGAGCATACTGAGCAGCAGTGTTCTGCCCTTGCATGTACGCAGGATTGAACTGACCAAATAGTTGATTCTGTAACTGAGCCAATTCAGGAGCAGGGGTATATCCCCCACTAGAGATATATGGAACTCCTGTAGCTGGGTCAATCTCACGAGTAAAGTTAGACGAACCAAATCTAGTAGTCATTCCTACTGGACGGAATGCAGATATGTTAGCGGCGTTTAAACCTGCTTGTCTCTGTTGTTCTGCAGCTTGATTAGCTGCATCAGATACTTTACCTGACCCTGTAATAGAACTGACTACATCATTAACTATGCTACCCATGTTTCGCTCCTAGTGTATACATCATATTTCTTATCATTAACATTTAGTTGATTAATCTTTATCCATCCTATGGACTTACCAAACTTAGCAAGCTTAATATTATCTTCTTCTACTAAAGCTACAAGAGGATTTCCTACTAAGTGCTGCAGTAAATCTAAATCTTTTAAATATTGTTTCTTTACTTCTGGTGTCCATCTGTGTATGTCTGTATGAAACCACAACATACCCTGGCATAACTCTAAGTACATTATGTAGTCTATTCTATTGACTACAGGTACTTTTATCAAGCTGTACGCTTCCACATATTAACAACAATGAACGGCTGTACGTTAGCATTAGTACCACTAGAACCTTCAGTACTGTTGGCTACTGTAATTCCAGTTGTTCTGTTTCCTGTTGTCAACGATGCATTATAACTACCACCACCAGGGCTTCCAGTAGTTGCAGTAGCTTCATTACCCCAGAAAGTAGTAGCTGGAGATAGAGGTGGGTGATTATGTCCAGGATCGGTAACAGTAGCAGTATGTGTATGGCTTACATTGATTGCATTCTTAGAACCGCCTGTCTCTTCTAATGTATCAAATAGAGTATCACTAGAATCTAAACCAACTAATACTCGACCAGCACCGAAGGCTGTCCATGTACCAAAACCTAGTAACACGTTAGGATTAGAAGCACTTCCAGCATTGATGTAAATAGATCCTACAGGATATGCAGCAGACAATGCAGCAGTAACGAAAGCTGTAGTAGCTAGTTGAGTTGTGCTTGTACCAGCAGACGCAGTAGGTGCAGTAGGAGTACCTAACAATGCAGGACTAGATACGTCAGCTTTAGATGCAATGGCAGAAGAGATAGCTGTAAACTCAGTATCTAGCTCAGTACCCTTAACAATCTTTCCTGCATTACCAGTAGGAAGAGTATCCTTAGTTGTAAAATTAGTTGACTTTGAATAATCAGACATTATAAATTCTTTCCTGTTTTAATAGCTACGTCTACTTTTTGAACAGACAACGGAGCACCGTTAATATCTGATTCAAATCCAATTTGTAATACTTTTCCTGATCCTGAAGCATTAAACTTTAGTGTATCTAAAGCAATACCATTAGAATATTCTGCAACACCATACTCTGCTGTGCCATACTCTGCAATAGTGACAGCTTTTAAAGTAAGTGTACTACTGTTGTAGTTATTTGTATAATCAAATCCCCACTTAATAGCAATAACCTGACCGCCACCACCAATAACAACTAATCCTAGTTTCTTAAGAATCTTAATAGCTGTTGGCTGTTCAAAATCAAAGTAGTTAGTGTAGTAAGACCAACGATAAACAGATCCGTTATCTTGATATCCTGTGTAGTTACCAATGTATCCTCGCTGACCAACATACATCTTTCTGTCTTCTGTTACATGAAACGCTGTAGGATTAATGTTCTTCCAGATTGTTGTTCTTGCTGCACCATTCTCTAAAGTACCACGAGTATCAAAACAATAAGTAAAACCTACTGAAGGTAAAGATAGTAAATAAAAAGCATCAGAAGCAAAGTAAACTGCTTTAATATTTTTTAGAGTTTCTGTAGCTACGTTAGCAATAAGATCATCACGTACATTCCTAGACACATCACGTAATGGCATTGACTTTTCTTGAATCAAACGACCTAAAGACTGCACACCTGTTTCAGATAAGAAATAAAGATCTGAACCAAATACAGAAGCTACTGAATCACGAGCAATACAACCAACACCCTTAATAACATCTTGTAATGTCATTGTTGCAGGATCTTTAGGGTTAGCATAGATCAAGATAGTACGACTACAGAATATAATTAAGAATCCATTATGTGCTGCAATTGCTGTAATACCGTCACCAGTAGGAATAACAGTACTAATATCTAAGTAACCTGAAGTTCCTGTAGTAAAGTTAGATGGGTTTTGTAAGTCACTGAAGTAAACAGTTTGATTGTTGCCTGTAATATTAGCAGTCCATAAACGACCATATGCTGTCATAGCACAGTTAGGTGTAAAAGAAGTTGCAGTATATCCTGTTGGAAGTGTACCTACATCTCCTAATCTTTGAAACCCATAAGAACCTGTATGATTGTGTGTAGCATTACCTAGTTTATGGTAAACCAATACTGGGTGTCCACCTTGTACAAAGATAGCATGAGCAGAACTGTTTCCAGCATTGTTATAAGGCATTGGAGCAACTTGCCAGTTGTCATCGGTAACAGTAACAGCTACTGTGGATAACCCTGTAGCATCCACTACTGTTCCGTCCACTGCAGCAGTTAGTGTAGTAGTACCAGTATAAATCTTATTACCAGCAGCACTAAAGACTACGTTACCGTCAGACTTAACTAATTCAAATACTGTTCTTACTGCAGGAGTAGAAGAGATTGCTGTTGTGTTTACTTTGTTCCAACCCTTACGAGCACCAATACGACCATATTTATCAATGACACAGTTAAAAGCTTCTAATGCATAGCCACTAGTTAGTTGTACAGAAGCATCCTGGATATCTAATCCAGAAAACCCTGGTGCTTGAATCGAACCTGTAAGTAACTGTTCAGCCATTAAGGAGCAATCCAAGCATCTTCTTC